CATATGAGATTCAAGTACAGATTTTTACAGATCGGTATACTACAAAACCACTTCCTGGTCGCCCACACAGAACTTGGAATGATAAAACGTATTATCAAAAACCAGGAACTGCTGCGGCCGCCGTACCCGGTACGTCTAATCATGGTAAAGCTATGGCTATCGACTTCAAGATGCTAGCAGGCGTCTTTCTTTGGTTGGATAAGAACGCGTTACGTTTTGGTTTTGCTTGGGAATTACCAAGTGAGAACTGGCATCTTCATTGGATTGCTGGAAACAATATTCCGCAAGCGGTGTTAGATTATGAAAAGTCTTTAGTAAATATTTCGGAGGATGACGACATGCTTGAAGGTTATGATAAGTCACCGGAAGATCAGGCTCGAGCTATTATTCGAGATCTTTGTGATTCTAAATGGGGTAAAGGTGTAATGAAAGAAAACGATCAAAACTATCTTCTTGTGGAATGGCAGAAGCGTGGTCGAGAAGCAATGATGACTAAACTTACTGATGACACACGTAACAAAGGTTAGATAGAAAGGAGGGATGATGAGCACAAGGAAAAACGCTCGAGCCTTTGCTCCTGCAGCAACGCCTGAAGCTCGAGAAAATCAGCTCGTCTCCCTTGCTACTGATCTTGCTGAAAGACAACTTCGAGAAGGAACGGCGTCATCTCAGGTTCTTACACATTTTCTTAAACTAGCTTCAACGCGAGAACGTCTTGAACAATCTAAGATTGAAAATGAGAATCTTCTTTTAAGTGCTAAAGTTAATCAAATTGCTTCTTCAGAACGAGTCGAAGATATGTATAAAGACGCACTTAATGCCATGCGTCAGTACAGAGGAGAGAGTGTCGAAGAGTATGACGAATAAATCATATTCTGAACTATCAATGTATAGAAGTTTTGAAGAACGATTTGAATATTTAAGGTTAGGTGGCGGCGTTGGCCATTCAACCTTTGGTTTTGATCGCCACGTTAATCAAACCTTTTACGCATCTAGAGAGTGGCAAGATATTCGTCAGTATGTAATCGTTCGAGATAATGGCTGTGATCTTGGTGTCCCTGGGTATGAAATTCATGTAGATTTATTAATTCATCATATGAATCCTATGAATACTAATGACATTCTTCATAGACAAGAATGGATTCTTGACCCAGAATTTTTGATCACAACAACTCAACAAACACACAACGCGATTCATTACGGAGTAAACACGTTAGTTCCAAGAGTAGTTATAGAAAGAACACCCGGCGACACTAAACTTTGGTAAGGAGGTGACCCATGGAAACTAGTATTTTAACTAGCACAAAAAAGATTTTAGGTATTTCTGAAGAGTATACTGCGTTTGATTTAGATGTACTAATGTGTATTAATAGTGCTTTTACGGTACTAAATGACCTTGGTGTCGGGCCAAAACAAGGGTTTTCTATTGAAGATTCTTCCGCGGTGTGGGACGATTTCACTGATGATATACTTCAAAAGAACGCTGTAAAAACGTATGTTTATCTTAAAGTTAGAATGTTGTTTGATCCTCCTACCACTTCCTTCTTACTTGAAGCATTGAATCAACAGATTGCTGAGCATGAATGGCGCCTTAATGTGCGTCGTGAGTCTAATGTAGTTTCTCTTCTGTCAAGTTCTTCATACGATGGAGCATCAGATGATTGATCTAACTGGTGGAGAAGTTAAAGTAGTAGGTAATCGTGATGATGAACATACTTTTCGCTTAAGTAATCCCGAGGGTCAAGATCTTATTGAATCCGACGGAATATACGAGGCCGAATTTCTTTCTCAAACTTCTGGTTGCACGTCTATTGATCTTGATTTGTCTGAGATAGTTGATGGCGTATTAATTCTTCCAGTGACTATTTCTTCTGGTGTTTATAGAGTTCGTCGTTTAAATCCTCGTCGAACACTTCTTACTATGGAGGTGGATGATGAGTACGATTGATCTTAGATTAGAGCCGGGGCAAGTTATTGAATTACAAGTATCCTCTGGAACTCCTGGACCCATTGGCGCAACAGGAGAACAAGGCCCTGAAGGACCAGAAGGACCAGAAGGACCAACCGGACCCACTGGTGCAACTGGTGAACAAGGGGCAGAAGGACCAGAAGGTCCAATTGGGGCTACTGGAGAAGCTGGTGCTACAGGACCTCAAGGCGAAACCGGGCCAACTGGTCCTACAGGTAGTGTTGGCGCCGAAGGATTAAATTGGCGTGGTGTTTGGTCTTCGGGAACAACTTATATTGCTGATGACGCTGTAAGTTATGGTGGTGCGTCTTATGTAGCTGTGTCTGGATCAACGAATAGTGTTCCTCTATCGGACGATAGTAATCCTGATTGGGATGCTCTTGCCATTGGTATTGCTGGAGCTACTGGACCTACTGGAGCTACTGGAGCTACTGGAGCAACTGGCCCGCAGGGGCCGGCCGGATCTACTGGAGCAACAGGACCTACTGGAGCTACTGGAGCTACTGGAGCAACTGGAGCAACTGGGGCCGCCGGGCCTAATGTAAATCTTTCTGGTCTTCTAGATGGTGCAGGTTTAACAGGAATAACACCCCTTCAAGCTGTTCGTCGAGATGCGGCTGGGACAGGGTATGAAGGGTTTGATCCAGCTACACAAGCAGAACTTGAAACCGAAAAAGCTAGACTTACTACGTTAGAGGGTCGTAAAATCCTTCTTAGTGGTGGGCTTCTTTCTGCGTATAACACTGGCGCTGGTATCAACATTTACGTCGGTTTGGGGTTCTGTTCTCCTGGTTTGGGTCGTACATTTGCGCAGATGGTGATTCCATTTGCAGGAACGTTATCGAATCTTCGAGTTTATTGTCAAGACACAGCGACCGGTGTCAGTAGTGCAGTATTTACTGTTTACAATGGAGCATCAGCAACCGCAGTTACTTGCACGCTTGGTCTTGTTGCTTCTGGATCTGATCTAACACATACTGCTACGTTTGCAGCAGGAGATTTCTTTTCACTCAATATTGCTGGGGAGACTGTGACTCCTGCAAATGCACGAATCGTTCGTTTTACAGCAGAATATTTGAGAACGTAAAAAGGAGAACTATGACTGATGTTGAAGATTTCCTAGAACACTTTGGTGTTAAGGGTATGCATTGGGGAGTTAGTCGTCGTTCTAACAAACGAATGTCTACTGAAGCTAAAAGAGCTAAACAAGTAAAAGACAAAGCAAAAAAGCACGGTAGAGGTTCTTTAACTAACAAAGAGCTTGGCGATTATAACAAACGTATTAATCTTGAACAACAGTACAAAAAACTTCAGCCTCCTAGTAAATTTAAATCTGGTCACAGTTTCGTAAAAGAGACTATGGCTGTTATTGGTACGGTCACCGCCGCCTATGCTCTTTCACAAAAGACACAGCAGGGGCGAGATCTTAGTAAACGTGTAGAAAAAATGCTTGAAGAAAAATGGCAAAAGATGCAGGAAAAAGGTTTAGGATTATAAAAGGACGGTGGCTTGATGGATAATTTATCTAATACAGCCACTCCCCGATATTACGCAGAATTTAGAAATTCGGTTCTTCGTGGAGAGATTCCTGTAAATCGTGAAGTCTCTATGGAGATGAATCGCATCGATTCACTTATTGCTAACCCGAATATTTTCTATGACCCACAGCCGGTTGAAGGTTTTATTCTATATTGTGAGATGGAGCTCACACTTACAGACGGTAGCGATCTTCATCTACTTGATACTTTTAAAGTTTGGGCAGAGCAGATATTTGGTTGGTATTATTTCGTCGAACGTGTTGTCTATGATCCTGCACTTAAAAAGTTTACTAAAAAGGTGCTTAAAAAACGGCTTACTACAAAACAATATTTGATTGTTGCTCGAGGCGCAGCTAAATCTATGTATGCCGCTTGTATTCAAGCATATTTCTTAAACGTTGACACATCGACAACACATCAGATTACTACATCTCCTACGATGAAACAAGCCGAAGAAGTAATGTCGCCTATTCGAACCGCCATTACTAGGTCAAGAGGCCCTTTATTTAAGTTTCTCACCGAAGGATCTATTCGTAACACGACTGGTCCTGGAGCGTTTAGACAGAAACTTGCATCTACTAAAAAGGGTATTGAGAATTTCTTAACTGGTTCGATTCTTGAGATTCGTCCAATGACGATCAATAAACTTCAGGGCCTTAGACCTAAAGTGTCTACGGTTGATGAGTGGTTATCTGGCGATATTCGCGAAGACGTTGTTGGGGCCATTGAACAGGGCGCATCTAAGATGGACGACTATTTGATTGTCGCGATCAGTTCTGAAGGAACAGTTAGAAATGGTTCTGGTGATACTATCAAACTGGAGCTTGCCACTATTCTTAAGGGTGAATACGAAGCGCCACACGTTTCTATCTGGCATTACAAACTCGACGACATTGAAGAGGTTGCTCAACCCGAAACTTGGTTGAAAGCTCAGCCCAATCTCGGCAAGACGGTTACGTATGACGTCTATCATCTTGATGTCGAGCGAGCAGAGAAAGCTCCAGCTTCTCGTAATGATATTCTAGCTAAGCGATTTGGTATTCCTATGGAGGGCTTCACTTATTACTTCACGTATGAAGAAACCATTCCGCATAGATTAGTTGATTTTTCTGGTATGCCAGCAGCTCTTGGCGCCGACCTGTCACAAGGTGACGACTTCTGTGCTTTTACTTTCTTATTTCCATTGAGTACTGGGGGATTTGGAGTAAAAACTAGAAGTTATATTACTTCTTTAACTTTAGCTAAACTTCCAGCCGCAATGAGAATCAAGTATGGCGAGTTCATGGGCGAAGGAAGCCTTCATATTCTTGAAGGTACAGTTCTTGACATGATGGAAGTGTATGAAGACCTTGACCAATTTATTATTGATTCTAATTTTGATATTCGTTGTCTTGGGTTCGACCCTTATAATGCTAAAGAGTTTGTTGCTCGTTGGGAAATCGAGAATGGTCCATACGCAATTCTAAAAGTTATTCAGGGCGCTAAAACTGAATCGGTTCCTCTTGGTGAGCTTAAGATTTTTGCCGAACAAAGACAACTTATATTTGATCAGGCACTTATGTCGTTTGCTATGGGTAATGCTATTACTTTAGAAGACACAAACGGTAACCGTAAACTTTTAAAGAAACGCGCAGAAGAAAAGATCGATAATGTTTCGGCTTTAATGGACGCGTATGTTGCTTATAAAGCTAATAAGGAGGCGTTTGAATGAGTATAGAGGATAACGTTTCCAAATTTCTTGAGCATCATGGTGTTAAAGGTCAACGCTGGGGCGTCATTAATAAAGACGATTTAAAAGGCAGAGCTTCTGGTGGATCAGGAATAATGAAATCAAAATCAAAAAATGTTTCTGATGACGATTCATATTCTGATCAGCTGCAACGTAAGTACGGTAAAGATTCTATGAAAGATAACCAGGAGGTTCCTGTTGAAAAACAGGACGGCTTTCATAGGCTGTCTCCTGGGCAAAAAAAAGCCGCAATAGCTCTTGGCGGAATTGCTTTACTTGGTGGAGGATATTATTTAGCGTCTAAGTATGGTGATTCATATAATAAGAAATTAAACGCGCGTTACTTTGAAGCTCAATTAAAAGATCTTGAAATTATTACAAAACAACCCATGTCTAACTTTAGTCCAGGGTTAGCCGCGCATTGGGAAAAAGGTGTTCATCTTAATTCTGGTTCAATTATGCAGCGTTTATCTACTGTTAGAGAAACAGATATTCGACCGCAAGGATTCTTTGCTGCTTTTGATCATGAAGATGTTCAAAGATATAAAGCCGAATTACCTAATTGGTGGAAAAAATGGGGGTATAAAGAAACCGAAGGATATTTAGTTCAACTTAAGGCAAAAAATGCAGTTAAAGCTCCAAGTGGAAAAGAAACATTTGAAATCTTTAAAAAAATCATAGACGATGATGATGTTTTGATTAGTCATTTGGGTGGTAATGCGCTTAATCTTGACTCCAAACAAAGAGTTATGGCGGTTGAAGCTATTGCTAAAAGACAGTTTCCTTCATTTGCAGTTAACTGGGCAAACGGCTATGATCATGATCCTCACGTTCAAAAGTTTTTTGGTATGATAAAAGATCGTGGTTATAATTCTCTTATTGACTTCAACGATTCTGGTAATCTTGCAAAAACACCAATGCGAATGCTTGATGGAAGTAATTTTGAAATTGTTGGACACGAACATATAAATGAAGCAGCAATTCGTTTAGCGCAAAAAACAATAAAACCACTAATAATGCATATGAACTTATTTATTTCTAATTTCTTATCTCATGCTGTTAAAGGAGAACCCATGTTGACCGTTGATGATATTCTTGAACACCATGGAGTTAAAGGTCAACAGTGGGGTGTTCGTAGAGCTCGTAGAACGGAACGACTTGCTCGAGCTGGAGCAAAAGATTCTAGTGCGATTACTAGAGTTAGAGCATTAGGTAGACTTGGACCGGTTGATCTTGTTCGAGGTCGAGGCATTCGTGGTGGTGCTCAAAGAAAAACGACGCGAGAAGCTTCTCGAGCACAGCGTATTAAAACTGGTAATGCTACAGTTAAAGATCAGATTATTAGATTGGGAAGCACTAGAATGCAAGATGTTATTCCCGTCAAAACAAAAAACGTCGGTAAAAAGACGTTTATGGATAATGATAAACTAATTGTTGGTGCTGCTGGAGCTCTTGTTGTTGCTCGTTTATTGCTTAAAAACGGACAACAATCTTATTAGGTTAAGGAGGTTAGTATGGAAGATGATGTAGCTGACTTTCTAGAACATTATGGTATTAAAGGGCAACAGTGGGGCGTTAGACACAAACCAAAACCTAAACTTTCTATTGACGACGTTATGAATAGAAAGGGCGATCCTACTAATAAACAAATGATTGATTGGCATAATAGAGTCAATACAAAATCATCTGGAACTAAATCTAAAAAAGTTGGTAAAGCAGCAAAAGATGGGGTTAAAGTTGTTGGAAAGGCATTTTCCGGTTTTGCAAAAAAGAATCCGATAGTAACAACCGCAATTGTTTTACTTGGTGCTGGTTATGTAAAAAGATCTTTTGACACGAAGATGATAAACATTAGACTTAACAAAGCAGCAGCAAGATACGCAGAATCGGTTGCTTCACGTTTAGAAAAATACGGCCCTGTTATTTTGTAAAAGGAGGACTGATGTTCGAAGACGTTGATGATATTCTTGAACATTTCGGCGTTAAAGGTATGCATTGGGGTGAACGTCACGACGGTCCTCATGGTGTCTCTGGTAAAACCAATCGCGAAGCCAAAAAAGACGCCAAAGAACATGCTCGAGCTAAGATGTTCTACGGAGAAGGCGCCGGTAATCGTCGTAAACTTATCAAAGCCACAGTAGAGGCTAAGAGTAAA